ACAAGACAGATGTCTATCGGATACATTTTACTGGTGTCACAGAGACACCTCAAATCAATTCTAATGGTGTCACACTGACACCTCAAACAGAATCTACTGGTGTCACAGAGACACCTCTAGAGGTGTCACAGAGACACACTAACACTTATAGAACTCTTAACATAAATAATAATAGCAAGACATCATCAAAGCAGAAGGTATCAGATTGGACACCAACTGAGGCTGACATCACTTATGCAACTGAGCTAGGGTTAGATGCCAATGAGGTGTTAACCGATATTCGCTTGTGGGATGAGAAGAACGGAAATAGAGCCGCATATAACAGCGTTACGGCTTTTTGGCAGGGTTGGTGCAGAAAAGAGTCTAAGCGGCGTCCTGCGCGCTCTGTGAGCCAGCAAAAGCCTAATTATGCTGAGAGGGGACTGTCAGAGGCGCAGTTGGGCTTTATTGATAGCCTGACTAGGAAATACTACGCAAAGTTTAAGCATGAAAGCTATGACTGGGATATGTTGCATGGCTGGATTACTGAGATGGTTCTTAACAGATATGATTTTAACCAGTGGTGTGCCATGGGTCATGGCTTGCCTCACCATACGGAGTTGTGATGACTGACAAGAAATTACCACAGCATTATCAGAAAAAGCGGCTGATTGCTCGTAGCAAGAAACTTGAGGATGAGTTTCTCAAGCGGCTAGTGGACAGGCCAGCGACTCATGTTGGCAAGGATATTGATATGCCATCATTCAACACGTTCTGGCGTTGGATGTCGAAGGATGCGGAACTGAGAGATCGTTACAGGCTTGTGATGGAGAGCAAGGCGGCTATCGCCGATGCGAAGATTAGCGAGATACAGGAACAGGTCAGAGGTGTCGTGCAGGAAGCTAGACAGGGTTTGATTACTAAGGATGTGGCTTATGTGGCGATACAAGCGGCTAGGCTGGATATTGACACGGAGAAGTGGCGAGCTGGGAAGTATTATCCGAAGATGTATGGCACGGATCAGAGGGTCGAGGTCGAGCATAAGCACAGCTTGGTGGATGATTTGAGGATTGTCTCAGAGCGTGTAGCAGAGCGTGAGGCTAGGACGATTGAGGGTACTGTGCAGGATGTTGAGATCGAGGATGATGAGTAGGCTTGCAACTATGCGTTGGAGCAACTTTTTGTTGCGGAGTGGAAATGCGCTGGGGGAAATTGTTAAGGAAAACAAAGGGTGTACACATTTGTGGCGCGATTACACGCACCGAGCGCAGGTGACCGTTTCGCGCGAGATTGATATTGAGAATGATTCTCATTCTCATTCGCAACACGATGGCAGGAACATGGCAATATGGAGTTTGTCGCATAACGAGAATTATGTAAGGCGATATCTGCCACATTTTAGCCATACTGATAATGCGAATGATTCTCATTCTCATTTGCAAATCGTCACCCCCCCTGAAATCACACACGCCCCCCAGTAATAAATATATATACCCACAGACACCCCACCCCCCTCGGAGAAAAACATGACCGCTACCACCCCCGAAAAAAAATTCCTCGCTGATGTTAAACGCGCCCACGCCCTTGCTGATGAGGGCAAGTACGAGGAAAGCGCACGACTCTGCGGCGAGTTGTTGCAAGCCGTTGACAGCCCCTATGTAGCGAACCTACTTGGATTGAACCTGTTGCGGATGGGCAAGCCTGAACACGCTGAGAAGATATGGGAAGTCGCACTTGAGGACGATCCTGACTGCGTACCTGTTATTAGCAATCTGGCGAACCATCTGCGCGAGAGGCACAGGTTTAAGCGTGCTGAGAGCCTCATAGACCATGCGTTGCGTTGCAAGCCTGATGATTTCAGGTCTAATCACAACAAGGCCGTCCTAGAGCTTAATATCGGCAATTATGAGAGTGGTTATCGTTATGCTGAGAAGGCACGCCGCATTGATGGCAGTGATATTGCCGCCAAGCACACGCTGTCACTGGCGAGCTTGTACACTGGTCGTTATCGGCAGGGGTTTGACCTGTACGAGGCTAGGAAGGAGCTATTTCATCGTGATGATTCGCCGTTGCCAAAATACACTGGCGGCAAGGCCAAGGTGATTGTCCGGCATGAGCAGGGTTTTGGCGACACGCTGATGACGATGCGCTTTTTGCCACGGTTGCAAGAAATGGGTGCTGAGGTATATATTGTTTGTCCAAAGCCTTTGCAGAGGCTAATTCGTGATACTGGCCTGTGTAAGATACACGAGGATGGGGTTGATGATTACACGCACCATCTCTGGACAATGGATTTAATGGGTCTATTTGTTAAGGAATGGAGTGATTGGGATGATAAGCCTTACATTAATGCCAGTTTGGAGAGCCGAGCGCGATGGGGTTCACAGCTTGGCGAGGACAGAGGTGGGCTACGAATTGGCATCTGCTACGGCGGCGCGGCGCGGTCGGACTCGATTGCGGCGTACCAGATCGACAGACGCAGAAGCCTTGCGCCGTCTGAGGCAATGCAGATTGTGCGTTCAAGACCAGATGCCCAGTGGTTTAACCTGTCAAGGGAATGGGGTCTGCCAGAGGTAGAGGACTTTGGGGCTAGGGTTGAGGACTTTGCTGACCTAGCTGGCATTATTAGCAATTTAGACTTGGTGATTACAGTTGACACGGCAGTGGCGCATTTATCTGGCGGCTTGGGCGTTCCTACTTGGATGCTCTCACGATACGATGCGTGTTTTAGATGGTGGCCTTACGAGGACACCACGCACCTATATGGCAGTATGCGATGCTTTTACCAGCCGAAACTGTTTGACTGGCACTCAGTAATCGTTAAAGTGTCAGAAGAACTCCAGAGGGCGAAACGTGTCAGGAAATAGCGAACTCTTACAAAAGTTACACGATGACCCAGTGCTGTTCGTTGAAACGGTGCTTGACGCTAAACCACAGCCATGGCAAGCCAACGCCTTACGAGCCGTCAGGGATAATGACAGGGTGGCAATTAAGTCTGGTCACGGTGTCGGCAAGACGGCGTTTCTGTCGTGGACGGTTCTGTGGTGGTTATGTACGCATTACCCCTGCAAAGTCGCTGTAACGGCGAACACGGCGCACCAGTTGAGCGATGTCCTGTGGACTGAGATTGACAAGTGGGCGCGGAAACTGCCGCCGTTCTTCAAGGATCAGCTAGATTTCAAGACTGACAAAATTGCATTGAAGGGCGCGACTGACAGCTTTGCCGTTGCCCGAACCAGTCGTAAAGAGAACCCAGAGGCGTTGCAAGGATTCCACAGCGAGAATATGCTGTTTATCTGCGAGGAAGCGTCAGGTATCCCCGATGTCGTGTTTCAGGTCGGCGAGGGTGCTATGTCCACTGCTGGTGCTAAGACAGTGATGTGCGGAAACCCCACCAGATCGGATGGGTTTTTCTATGAGGCGTTTCATGGCGCAAGGGAATACTGGTCAACGATGACTGTCAGTTGTACTGATGCCACGACTGTCTCTGAGCAGTTCCTAGAGAGCATGGCGAGTAAGTACGGCGAGGATAGCAATATCTATCGGGTTCGCGTTCTGGGCGAGTTTCCAACGCAGTCTGATGATGTTCTGTTGCCGCTAAATCTCGTTGAGGACGCTGTTAAGCGTGATGTCGAGGCCAGCCCTAATACGCCAGTTGTGTGGGGCATAGACGTTGCAAGAATGGGCAGTGACCGTTCTGCGATTGCCAAGCGTCAGGGCAATGTCTTGTTTGAGAAGATCAAGACCTACCAGAACAAAGACCTGATGGAACTGGCAGGGATTGTCTTATCTGAATATGATGCCACCCCCTATCAGCTACGGCCTAGGGCGATGTATATTGACGCTATTGGGCTAGGCGCAGGTCTAGCTGACCGACTAAGAGAGTTGGAACTGCCAGCCGTTGCCATATCTGTGAGCGAGACAGCCAGCCTCAAGGACAGGTTTAATAGGCTCAGAGATGAGTTGTTTTGGAACGCGAGGGAATGGTTTGAGGCGCGAGATTGCAAGATACCCGATGATCAGACTTTGGTGCAGGAACTGACCAGTGTGCGTTATAAGTATCTCAGCAATGGCAAGCTAAAGATTGAGAGCAAGGACGAGATGAGACGGCGTGGTCAGAGATCGCCGGATGTGGCTGATGCGTTTGTGTTGTCCTTTGCCCAGCAAGGCGCGGTTGCAGGTGGCTACTCGAAAGGCTATACTTCCAATCGCCGTATCAACGTCAACAAGGGCTGGATAGTATGAGCGACAATGTGATTGAGTTCCCAAAGACTGAACTAGACATTGATGTTGAGCTAGAGATTGACGATGATATGGTAGTTATTGAGGGTGTCACTGAATTGGTTGACATCATGCTTCATGGCTTTAATTCGGCTCATGAGGTCACGCCGGAACATATCATGACGGCTATGATGCAGTTGGCAGTGATATGGGGCTTTCGAGCAGGTATGACCCCAGATGAGATCATGGATTTATTTAAGCGGATGCGAGTCCGGCTAGAGGACGAAGACAATGGCTAAAGACCCCCGATTGGATCGCGTAGGTGTATCCGGCTATAACAAGCCGAAGCGCACACCTAACCATCCGACAAAATCTCATGTCGTTGTTGCTAAGGAAGGCGACAAAGTAAAGACCATTAGATTTGGTCAGCAAGGTGTTTCTGGTGCTGGTAAGAACCCCAAGACAGCATCTGAAAAGGCGCGGCGTAAGTCGTTCAAGGCTCGTCACGCCAGCAACATAGCCAAGGGCAAAATGTCTGCGGC